GTGCCGATTTTCTGAGGAGTCAGATAACCAGCGCCACTGGTGCCCCAAGTAGCGGTGCCATCAAAAATCTCTTCCGTGGGAGACACAGGGTTGAACTCAGGAACCTGAATTCGGGTGCCACCTTCACGAGCGTCAAGCAGTGCACTACGCACCACAGCGCCAGACTTGATGAACTGGCTGCGTTCTTTAATTGCCTCAGACACGTAAGTGCTGAGATTATTCCTTTTTACGATGTCCGCCAGAAGGACACCGCCGGAATAATTCTGAAATGGTGCGGCCATTTCTTATTCAGGGTTAAGGTTTGCGGGTTCTCAAGTCACGGACTTGAAGTGGTGTCCCACAGGGACTATTTACCTGCCTCTCTCTTGAGCACAGCTGCAAGATCGGGGTCGGTAGCTTCCAAGGCCATTTGCCTTGTTAAGTTAATACTACCTTCCAACCAAGGATTAGCGATACCTGCAGCACCAGCAGTTCCTGTAGTTGGTTTAGCGCCCATGCCAGCTTGAGCACTTGGCTTGAAATGATGTTCATAGCCAGAGCCAGGATTTTTTAGCTTGGCAAGGTAGACATTGATGTCTTCCTCGACGCCGCCGTTCAATACCTTGACGCTGCCATCTTCTGCTTTTTTCAGATTGCTCTGAACAAGCTGCAGCATCTGCTCAGCGTTAATTGCACCAGACTGACTAATCGCTGACAACGCAGACGTTTTCATCGCCGCTGTCTCGTTAGAAGCACGAAGCTCTTCCAACTGACGTTGCAAGTCAGCAATTTCTTGCTGCTTATCCTGTGCAGTCTTGTTGGCCTCTTCCCAAAGGTCTTTCCATTGCCCTTGGTCTTCAAGAGTTTTACGACGTTGATCGTCTTGCTTCTTGTAAACCTCGTCCAACTTACCTTTGATGCCTTGGAACTTTTCCTCGGCCTCGGTGGCACGCTGTTGGAGCGCTTGAATTTGCTGCTCGTAAGCAGAAACATCGACAGCAGGAGTTTCAGTCGCAGCCACGGGCTGCTCCGGGGACGCCACAGGCGTCTCCTGGATGACTTGTTCTTCCATTGTTAGGAATTGATTTACTCTGCTACTTTACTAGCTTTTGTTTTTTTAGTTGCTTTGGGCTTGGCAGCAGGTTTTTCAGCAGCTTCTGCTTTCTTTTCCGAAGCAGGATCCCAAGAATCAACAAGTTCCCATTTATAGGAACCATCTGCCTGCAACACCTTGTCGAGAGACTTGGCCATGCTGTAAGAAGCGATTTAGTCCTACTGTAACTCTGGTGCGGAATCTGGCGACTCAGCAGCATTTGGCAGGATTTCACCCTGAACCAACATGTCGCGGAACTCTTCGCGATCAATGATCTGGTTCTCAAACAGCTGACCCATCGCTGCAATGTCTTGACCAATCAAACGCTGCAGGTCGAAGTCACGGCTGATCTTCACCTCAGGTGGCTCAAGACCCAAATAATCAGCAGCCATGTTGTAAGCCTTCTGCAGACCAGACTCCAGATCCATCGACACCATCGACAGCATTGAGTTGGTGTCAATCCGATCTAGACGACGAGCGTCAGCAGATTCAGCAACAAACTTCTGTTGGCTCAACGTGCTGATGCCGAGTGTCGCCATCTGTTGCTGCAACTCCTGGATCTCAGC